TGTGCCGAAAGCTGTTTAACTCCCCCTGAAATTGCGCCCGCTGAAATTTCAACCGAGGGGAAGTAATGGAAACCCATGCCCCCAATTTCAACCAACATGGCACGTCGAGTATAGGTTGTGGTTTTTGTGTAAATTGAACCAGTATTAGAAACATTAGTTGCAAATGCTAGGATCTTTGCCCCGATTTCATACGACTTGAAAACAACCATATCGGGGGTGTCCACGCCAAACCGCATTTTTGCTACCTTTTTTTCCTGCAAAGGAGCCTTCACCACAATTTCATCGGTGTCTGGTTCGGTAAATTCAAACTCATCTTCGGACAAAACAAAATCAACGGCTTCCCAGCCAAACATATCTTCGCCGCTGGCTATCTTCGTCCAATCAATTCGTTCGCCCAACTCAGGCAAAGTGGTTGGAGCGGCTTGTTCATCCACGCCAAAACCAATTTGCACAACAACCCCTGTTTCTGTTTCTGCTTGCCAACTAGCCATTGTCCAGTTCCTTTCCTTGGTGGTTATCCCACCATTTTTATGTTATAAGAGGCATATACTACTGGCCACTGAGTATCCGGATCATAGGTCATATTCGCGGTTATTAAATACGCCAAGATTATGCTTTCCGCCGTGTGCCCATTTTGTAGTTTTTTGTGCAATGTGGAAAGTAAATCTAAAACTGATTCAAATTTATCCGTGCCACCGTAAATACGGAATACTGCCTGCATATTAAAAATGTCCTTATTTAGGGCACTTTCCATGCTTTGCATCTGTATAATTATAGCACTTTCTTTATTTTGAAAGCTAACAGGCAATTTGCCAATACAAACCCGTTCTATGCCTGAGCCTGATTCAAGTAAAAATTCTTTGATTGTTTCCAGAACATTCATCCGTATTTCTCTTTCATTATTTCAAAGGCATTTTTAATTGAAGGCGCAAAATAAGGCCTCGCGGGCATTTTGGCAGTGCCCAATTCTAAAAATCCACCGTATCTGGAGGTTGTGCCAATTTTCCACCCAAACCCACCGATCCCCCCGGATGCTTTTTTTGCCACGATACTGTCCCGGTTGTTCCCGGTCAATTTTGGTGATTCATGTTTCGCCATGTAAATCACCTTATCTACAAAATCCTCTTTTATCATGTCTTGTGAATGTGAACGTAAATCCCCCTCTAAATCAGGACTTATATTCACTTTCATGTTAAGTAAAAATCCCATTACATTACCAACTTTCCGATTGCGATCCGATACCCCGGCAGGTATTTAGGTTCGCCCACAATTGCATAAATCTGCGGAATATCTAGGACATGCCCAAACCTTGAATGAACCCGAACCCTGCTAGAAGTGTCCAGTGGCTCATCTATTGGGAACCATATTTCTGCCGTTTTTATTGGATATTCCGCACCATCAACTGTCTCATGCCCCGGCCCGAATTTTTCATGGACAAGGCATATTGTCTCATCGGTATTATAATCCCAAACTTGCCCATCTGCCCCCCAAACCTGATCACGCAAAACGCCAATATTCATGCGGTCAATCATTCTCGATTCTGCAAAAACTTGGGGGTTCATCAAAACAATCTCCGATTTGCGGAAAAGATTCCTTTCAAAAGCGGATCAGATTCAACCATCATTTGGTAAGACATTTCCCCGACTGTCAAACTGGAAAAACCTTCCGAACCGGTTTTGTTATACATTGCAGAAACAATGCTCTGGGTTGCGGATAACAGCGAATTGTCTTTAGCGGTTGGTTCTATTGAGGGAATCATGTACGCGCCTTGGTGTGGATGCAAACAAAGTGCCCGGAGCAAAGAAATGTTTGCATCATAATTAAATGAGGGAAGACAATCCTCCCCGATTATCCCGGTATTTAATACATATTCCTCCCCTGTCCAGATAACACTAATAGCTTCATATTTTTCACCAATTGCCCTTAGTTGGGTTTGCAATTCACCTGCAATTAAATCCCCTGAAACCTTACTGGACACATCAAGCGCAATTTCATTTCCCTCATCGGCAAACATGGAAAATTCCAAAGTTGTGTCAATATAAGATTCGATATTTTCCACGGGATACTTTCCCCCAAAAAGCACACTTGGGAACGTATCTGGAAAAGTCCGGTTTGTAACCATGGCAACGTAATACATAGCCCCTGAAACAATTGATGCTACCAATTGATAATCAGTTACCTTCATTGCGGGGTTTAGAAATGATTGCTTTACCAAAGAAAGAAATGAGGGTGTTCCCACCACAATTTTGAAATTCTGAAGATCCCCCCACGGGGATGAAACGGTTATTGTTCCCGCCTTTTGAAGTGTCCCGTATTTTGCCGAAAAAGAATATGTCCCGCCACTACCAATATCGGCAGTGCTGTAAATAAATCCCTTGATAGAAGAGGTTACCACCACTTCTGAAAAATCCTCTCCTGAGGGAATTTCAAAAGTACCTGTTAGTTCTATTTCCTCAAAAAACCCCTTATAAATTAAGGATTCATCCGAAGTGTAAGCCACCCAATCATCTCCCCGGCGCGGTCGCGCCTGTTAATTATTAGCCATTTCCCAATAATCTAAAATCCCGGCCCCACAAAAATCTCTTAGTTTTCCTAATAGAATTGGCTTGTTTATCCTGTGCCACATTCTTCCTGCTTGACCAATAGGTAGTGTCCTTGGACGCATTTCCAACATTAGGGTGATAGGTTGTTACTTTCGCATCCTCTGCCCAATAAAATTTTCCAATTGAATTCGCAAACTTGCCCAATTCATTGTCGGCATAAAAATGATAGTAATCAGGGCAAAATATCTGCCTGTCAGGAAATCGAGATATGAATTCCCTATCTAAGGCAAAAAAACAATACTCGGAAATCCCCGGAGTAATGGGCAAATTTTCAATATGCAAACCCACCATCAAATCGGAATTGTCATCAAAATATCCCATACAATTTAGAAGGCAATCTGAATGCATCACAAGGTGGTCGGCTAGAACCATAACCACATCGGCGCTGCTTTCCCCCACCAAACCATTTACAATTCCTGTGAGGGCCTCTGGCTTGCCCCCATAACGAACATTTATGTTCACTATCCAGTCCTCGGGAGATTCTACTTTCTGGGCATACTTCAAAAACCGGGCTATTTCATCTTCTCGGTTATATGTTGGAACTACAATTTCTAAAGTTCTCATTTTGTGGCTTTTTCCCTTTTTTTCCTGTTTCTGCTTTCCTGATAATGCACAATAACAGGGAAATCGCAAGGTGTTTTTCTATCAAAAATTCGGCAATACTCTTCCGGCAAATGGTGTATTTTAGGATTCAATTCCTTCACACAATCTGCCAATGTCACTTGATCGAAAATACGCGGATTCTTTTCACAAGCACTTGCCCAAGTATCCAGAAGTTTGTCCCCTTTTTCAGTGGGCAAAAATGCCAAAGTTCCAGAAGCTAAAACCTTGTTATCCATTGTGTGATATGCCACATCGGCACCATTCATTTGGAAAAATAGATCAGGGTTTTGTTTTATCCTAGCATCGGCATCAACCCAAACTAATATAGATTCAGGGTATTCCTGCCGAACACATTTCATGACATATGATTTGAGATTGCAATTTTCTAACCATTTCCCGGTATCATCAAAAGGGATTATTTCGTGATTAAGATTAAACTTTTCAAAATCACCTCGGAGTGATGCCGCAAGTTCTGCGTAATCGGGGGTATACGCAGTAACAAAAAGCACATGGGGGGATGCTTCTTGTTGGGGAGCGGGTGGGTTTGTGGTAGGGATGGTTTGCGGCACCGCTCCAAGGTGATCTGTATAAAAAGGAAAATCCTTAATACCTGATTTAGGATTCATATTGAAAACTTCAATATCCTTAGGAACCAATGGGGCAAATTGCTTGAATGATTTTATAAATGCTTCAAATACGTTATCTTTTTGTTTTTCAGGGTGCCCCGAATGGAAATGATTTTGCATGCCGTTCTCAGTTTTTTGGCAATCGAATCCTACAAGGAAAATCCTCTTCGCGCCTAATAGAATCGCAAGATTCAGCGCAGGAATTCCGCTGTTACTGTAACGGGTTAAACCTTCTTCCAAACTAGTGGAAAAAGTACTTGCTGTTTTGTAGGGGTCAAAAACTACCATGTCTTTTTCTTTTACAGGATATTTGCTTCCCCGCAAAATGATTTTTTTCCCCTTGCAAGTGGCCCACCGTTCCCGAGCCTCTTCCCCGTATTTCCCTTCAATAATCCACGTCATCCAGCGGCGGTCGGTTCCAAAAATAATGTCGCACTTGTAAAATTCAAATGCCCGGTTAATGCCTATAACCTTTTTTCCAGCATAAAAGGAAGTTGGGATATTTAGAACCGATGGGCCTCCCCCAATTATAACTACATCCTGCCCCTGCCACATGCCTTCCTGAATCCCTTGGTAGGATTTTTTAATAATGCAGGGCTTCTGTGCTCCGAAATCAACTTGACCATTTTCCATGTACCAATAAATTGGAACCTTCAGCCCTTCATAAAATTCTGTTATTGCACGGCAATTATGGGTGTCACCCTCAAGAATTACGCAATCGAATACCTCAGCTTCTGATTTTTTCCAATATACAGGATTGCGGAACGATGCCTGCAAACCTTTCCATTCCTTAGGAAATTCTGCAATTATTTTTCCCTTGGATAGATAAATTCCGCAATGCATCGTTCCGCAATCCTTTCTGTATATTGGATTAGGTTACCGGGATTCGATCACGATACCGGGGCAATCCTTAACCGAATTAGCAACGCGTTCCCAATTCGTAGTGGTGCCAATTGCGGCAATTGTGGGGTTCGCTCCGCCAGTTCCATACTTATAAGAGATGCCCTTCATGCCAATGTTGACTGCGTATTCGCCCTGAATACGGCCAATCAAATTCTCCTTGCCTGTAACCACCTCAGAAACAATTGTCTCAGTTTCAGTCTCAAGCACGGAAGCGGCGTCTGAAACAAGCCCAAACGTTTTGTAGGATGTTTCATAAGCAGAAACACCCGAGGCGGCGTCCTCTTTCAGGGAAGCCGAATCCATGACAATAACAGGTCGACCCAATGTTGCAGGGGTTCCACCCATAATCACTAGATTCGAAATCCCAAAAATGTTGTCCGTAATCTGACCTTTAATCAGGTCAAAAAACGGCTTGGAGTGCATCACCCAGCATGCGATTTTGCTGTAATTGTCCCCAAGTTTACTCATGCCTTCCGCAAGAAATGATGCGCACATTAGACCTGTGTCCGTGGTGCCAACATTTTTTGCATCGTACACAAGATCATAAACTCCGGACGATGTAGACACCCCCTGAATACCAGCATCTAAGGCGGTCAGAATTGTGTCCACACTATCAGCCAATTTTGCCTCCCCCGCCTTCTGCCCGAAAATATAGGACATTAGCTGGGGAGTTTTCCCGATCTTGCGCCACGAATCCAAAGTATGTGCAATCGGGCCGATACGCCTATTGAGTTTAATCGCGTAATGATCCTCTTGCTCAAAATTAGCGTCGTCAACTGCCGAATCCAAAAGCGGGTTGCGCCTTTGAACAAGGTCATCTACCGAATGGTTGAAAAACGACTTGCGCTCATACAATCCCTCAAGAGTGTTGCTCCCAAGGCGGATTGCATTGCGGCTTGCCGAATTAAACAAATTAAGATTCCTCGCGAGGAATTCAATTTGACCCGAATGGTACTCAGGATTTAGGACCGTAAAATCTGTATAGATCCCAACATCTGCCATGTCCAATTCCCTTTCTTTTTAGCTTGCCTTTTCTGTGGCGAACTCTGCCATTACGGCTTTAGTGAATTTATCCTGCCCATGCTCTGAAATAAACGCAACCTTTTCGGTGTCGGTCATTTTAGATATAGGCTTGTTTGCTGTCTGTTGTCCGTTCGTTTTGCTCGGGCTTGTATTTCCCAGGCGCACCGCCACGGCCTTTTCCACCGCAGACTGGAAAACAGTATTAAACGAATCAACCGTATCAGACAATTCTTGCAATTCATAATTCATCGCAAAAAACATCTTGCGGAATTGAGGCTCTGTCACTTCCTTTTTGTCAAGAAGGGACTGGACCTTTTTTTCCCGTTCCACTGTTTCCTGCAATACTTTCAATTCTGCAAGCTCGGTTTCGCGCCGTTCCGCCAATTCTTTCCATTTTTGGTCTTCGAGCAGCTGCCGCTCTTCCTGTTCCCTTTTCACTTTGGAAGTAATTTCCTTTTCCAATTTTGACCTGTCGCGGGCTAGGCGGTCAGTCAAAATTCGGTCAAGATCTTCCTGTGAGAAAGTTTTGTCAGGCGGTGTTTTCTTCTCGGTTTCCGTTGTGGTGGGTTTGGCTTCGGGCTTTACCTCAACATCAACCACATTGTCTGTTTCGGTTTTTTCGTTCGTTTCCATTTCCAAGTCTCCGGTTGTTTTCCAGAAATTAGCCGCTTTCTGTCCGCGTGATTTTATTATAGCAGATATATAATTATAAAGTAAACTTGTTTAATCAATACAATACATTTGGGTTAAATACTTTCTTCTTAAATTCTGACAAAAGGGTTCCCCCAATTGTATCCGCTAATTCCTTGCCATATGCTTCCCGGATATAGGGGATATACCGCATAGGGTTTTTCAGAAACAGGGATGCTAATTCCATTTCCAGAATTAAACAGACCACTTCATCTGGCCCCTCAAATGTTTCCCCTGCTGAAAGCCTATATATTTTGCTGTCTTTTTCAATCCGCATAATATCCTCCTAGATGTCATCACCTTGCATGATTTTCAGAATTAACTCAAAGTATTCAGGGTCAGTTTCTGCAAACTTGCCGGGGTCACTGTGCATAAATTGCAATCCCATTGACAATAATTCTGTAGACTTCTGCCCTCCCTTTTCGTCTGGATACCACTTGGAACAATAATCATCTGGAAATTGGTCCCTACGGTATTGCTCCTGTTTTTCAAATCCCGGGATTGTTTCAATAGGATTATTTTTCGTACGTTCATTATAAAAATCAAACAAACGCCTTTGTACCTCGGGGTTATTGTGTTCAATACAATGCCCCATTTCATGGATAAATGCGCGTTCACTTGCTGTACGGGAATTTCCAGAATGTAAGAAGTTCCCTTTCGGATCGAAATAACCTCTTTCCGCGGCATCTGCTATCAATCGGACCCTCACATTCTCTGGTATATACCTATCTGCCATCATTTTGGAAAGGGTGTCTATGCCAGATTCGATTGCCTTTTTTTGCTTGGGTTTGAGATTTTCCGACATGGAATAACCCACCTTGTCCTTATTAAATCCCTTTTCCGGCCACAATGTTTCCCTTGAAAATTTATCAATTGGGAGCGCATCAAGTTGGCCCTTTATTTTTGTCAATTTTTGATTAAACTCTGTCTTTTCCTTATCAGTTTTAATATCACCCCATGTTTTCATCAAGGCGTCTTTTTCAGCAATTATATCATTTCGTTGCTTCTTTAATTCTGTTTCTCTCTCAAGATAATCGCCCGCAGTTTTTGCCTTGCCTACTTTTTTTTCTGTTTCAAATACAAGGGGTTTCTTATCTGGGATAGGTTTCTTATCTGGGATAGGTTTCTTTTCTCCAGGTTTCTTATCTGGGATAGGTTTCTTATCGAGAATCCCCTCTTCGCCACTTCTTGCCGCTTCGCCACTTCTTGCCGCTTCTGTTTCTTCAATTCTTTTTTGCATATATTCGTTGTCCCATTTGTCAGGTTCCATGGCCTTATATGCAATTGTGCATCTGCAATTAGGGTGTCCCGGCACATGTGTTTGCCCGCCGGGAAAAGAGTCCTTTATTTTAATCCACCCAGCGGCCTCATTCCCTGCGCATAAATCTGACACCCTGTCATCGTTTACGGTCATCCATGCCTTCCAATTTTTTTTATTTTCAACAGCATCTTCAAAATGAGCCTCGCCTGTCGCATATCGCATTTCCGTGCGGGCAATAGTTTCTTTTCTTTCCCGCAGTAATTTATTAAAGTACCTTTTGGTTCTTTTCTTAATTGTTCCCTCATCCAGCCCATTTGCCCGCATCATGTCCTCATATTTAATCAAACTGTTTGCACGGGGACGGTCGAGACCCTTGACCATATCTAATTCACGTTTTACATCTAGTGGATTTTTACCTGATTCAATTCCCTTTTTAATTACATCGGCAATTTTATTTAATTCCGATTTGGTCATCAGGGTCACAAGGTTGTTTTCCCTGTTGGGGTTATTGGGAGTATTTTGTGCAATATCCAATACCCTTTGCCCTGGGGGAATTCGCAAGGCACGTAACATTTCATTATAGATATCGGGATCGAGTAAATTCTTGGCATTGATAATTTCCAGCATATATGCCAAAAATAAATCATCTTCCGCTATTGTCCCGAGCCCCATTTGGGCAAACATTGCGGCAACCTGTTTTTTAGTCAATTGCCCAAACGACACGCTTTTAGGTGGCACTGGTTTTTTCCTTAATTATACGATCCACTGCCCCGGAGGAAATCATAAAATCAACTACGGCAGTTGACAAGTTTTCCATCATTTCCCCAATTACTTCCTCAAAATTAACCGCTTCGGATTCAATGGCGATTTGTTCCTGTTCCCCCTGCATTGCTTGAGTTTCAGGGGATTCCTCCTCGGGCATATTTGCAAGCTGATCTTCCAACTTTGCGAATTCCACTTCCGGATCGGTTATATCCGTTAGCAGTTCCAGCATGGTTTTTTTAGAAACAATTCCATTCAAAGCCCCTATATTTTGCCATTCCTCAATCCTATTTACCGGCATGACAAATTGAATTGTTATTGTGTAATCTTCAAGGATGGGCTTATTCAACTTAGCCCACATTGCATTTATCAATGACACCCGGTCCGCCACGGATTGTTTGAGGAATGAAATCACCGATTCTGAATTTCGTTGCATGGGTGAAAAAAGTAATTTCAAGGCAATCCCAGAAGTGGCCCCAGATGCGCCGACAACATTTGCCACATCGGGAACCTTGCCCATAATGTGTATATGTTTCCTTGTTCGATCCAAACGGTCTTGGATGCGCGCCGTGTCGAAGGTTCTCGACATATACTCTGCATCACCCCCGTCTGGAAGTGGGATCATACGTTTTTCTCTAATAATTGTCTCGTTTTCCGTTGCCCATACAGAATCAATTCCGGTCAATTTCAGAATTGAATCCACATCAATTTTTACCGAATCCCCGTTAGCTGAATCGGTCTCATTATATTCATCATTTTGTTTAATTAAAGCATCGGAAACCAGCCCGCTTGCATTTTCATCTACCCGCCACTGGATTACAGGAACCTTGCCATAAAAATGTTGGTTTTCTTCTGTAATTGTCCAATTGTCCCCATTTTTTTCCATGTGAACATAGCCAGTTTTTGTATAAACCGAAATCAATTCTATTTCCTCAATCAACACTTCCTGATTATAAATTGAATACTCCGGGAGTGAAACCCAGCGGATTGCCAATGCAATATCCCCGTCTGAATCTCTTTGGATTAGCCATTCGTTGCTTGGGTAATTCTTTATTACCACTTGCCCCTTTTCCGCATCGAAAGAATGCACCTCAATCCCATATCCAAACAAATAAGCATTCCTCCGATTATCAATATCCTTGGACCCAATAAAATTGTCATCCATTATTTGGGCATATTCTTTTACTGCCTCCACCATCAAATCATCTTCGGAAGATACCTGATAAGGGCTTATTGTGCCCGTGTGCTCATCAACAATGTGGCCTATCCAGTTGGTTACTATATTTCCTTTGGATTTTCCATCACCGTATTTTTCATCACGGTCCAAAATATCATGCTTTGAATCGTAATAATTTTCCCGACGAGTTCTTTTTGCACGGTTCTGTGTGTCGTTCGACCACAACGCATCAATCATGTTGGTAGTTAAATTCATCCCCAATTTGCTTGAAATATCCATTGTTTTATGCCTTTCTTAAATTCGCAGGTGTGACCTGTCAAATGTGCCGCCGCTAAATTTCTCAAAATACTTATAACCTGTTGTAATACAATCTACTATATCATCATGTGTGCCTGAGGGAAAATCAGCGAATTGCGTAATTAAATCATGCCGCCATTTAACTCCCTGTGGAATTATAACATTTCCATTTTCAAATAAAGGCTCCAGCACACTACAACGCACGACCTTATCAGTGGATGACGTTACCTTGATCACAGTTCGTTTGCCCCTTAGAACGTGTTTCAGGTCAGCCCACGCGTCCTTGTAACCGGCCACGGCCTCGATAGCCACAGGCACTTCCGCACCATCATGCATTGAGGTGCTCCTGATTATTTCATCTCGTGCGGGTTTTTCCTTTTGGAAGTAAATTAAATCTTTTATCCATAGTGTCGGTATCCCATTGTTTTTTGTCACGGCCACCAATGCACCCGCTGTATAATCCGGGTCAGATTTAGTTCTTTCCTTTTCACTCGATGCCAAATCCCATGAGCGCACATACCTAACATCGGGGAATTCAGTCAAAGGCTCTTCCCTGATATTATCTGCCTCGAATATATTGCCGCCCTGTAATGTGGGGGATTGTTGATATAATGCCTCAAATTCCCTCCTGCCTATTGCCCGTTGAATTTCCTCTAATTTTTCCAACGGCCACCGCTCAGGCCATAATGCCTGGTGCTCATTATTTATCGCCTCCAAAACGACCACGTCCCATTTTTCACCACCTTCCCGCATTTCCTTTAATAACCGCCCGGCCAAATCATCCGGGTGCCACCGAGTCATGACTAAAATAATTACACCTGTCGGGGACAACCTTGTGTAAAATGTGCTTCGGTACCAATTCCAAATCTTTTCACGGATTGTTGGTGATTCCGCCTCTTCCCTATTTTTTACGGGGTCGTCAATCAAGGCAATATCCGCCCCCCGGCCTGTCAATCCGCCGCCAACTCCCACCGAATAATACCTACCTCCCTGCATTGTGCCCCATTCATGCGCGGCTTGTTTTTCCACTGGTATTCTATTTTGACTCGCACGTTGCGGAGTATAAAATACATGGGGGAAAACTTCCCTGCATGGTTCAGACACAAACAAATCCCGAGCGTGCCGAGATTGTTCAAGCGAAATATCATGAGAATAACCTGTCTGAATTATTTGGGTTTTTGGTCGTTTCCCCAAAACCCAGCATGGAAATATCTGACTAACCTTCAAGGATTTGCCATGCCGGGGGGGCATGGATATCATCACTCGTTTTTTCCTGCCCTCGTAAACATCGGTCAAAACCCGGTCTAATTCTATTTGCGGTAAACCCTCCTGATAATCCCCCTTGATATAAAATGAAAATTCACGGAGGGAACGCTTTGCTTTTTCCCTCCGCAATTTATCCAATGTAACCGACTGAAACGCCTCTTTTATTGCCACGTTTTAATCTTTCTACGGATTAGCCACATGCTCAAAAAGTGTGCTGATTTCTCGATATTCGACACAATTTCCCCCTTGTTATAGGCCCTGAATAAATAGGCAGACGCTTGGTACAAATAAGCATCTTTATCAAAACCCAAAGCACAGGCCAATGCATCGCACTCAATTTGTACCGTGGCCATTTCCCCTCCTTCAGTAATGCCCTCTAATTATTTTCCATCATCCTCATGTCGTTCCATTATTTTTTGCAAAATGTCGAGTTCTGAATCGGTTAAATTCCCTAGGTCAATATCCATGCCCCCCGATATTTTCACTTCCCCCAGGTGTTTTTCTGGTTGGTCGAGGCCTAGCAATTTGGCTCGCCTGTCCTTGCATTTCAAACGCAATTCTAGGAATTTAGTTTCCCGTTGCCTGATAAATTCTCGGGCGGCCTGATTTTCCAAGTGCTGGATTTCTGCCAATTCACGGCTAATTACTTCCCCAATTTTTTCCCTTGCCTCTTCCTGCCATTCTTTTTTAATATGCTTAATATCCAGCACAACGGTACTAAGTGAGCAATCAATCGCTTCTGCTATTTCCGCCATGGTATATCTGCGTAAATACAGACCAGCCACTTTTTTCCTACGCTCCAACCGCTTGTAATGTACCTGTGCCCTGCGCTGTTTGGAGTTTATTTTCTTTTCACTCATTTCTACCTGTTCCTTTTTTGCTTAATAATTTATTATAACATATAAAGGCTTTTACTTTTATATGTATTATATCATAGTGCACTTCCCTTATTGAAATTGTGAACCATATTTTTTAATCCCCCTTTTGTCCTGTGGATCTCAAAATAATACCTGTCTTCCAAACATACAAGGCCTTTTCTTTCCTACCCAAATATTCAATTTCATTTCTAATGCTCTTCACACAATTAAGCACTTCCTCCTTAAAAGCGGAGATTGCTCCTGCCTCTGTGGTGTGGACATTAAAAAAACCAAAGGTGGTTAATTCTTTTTCAACTTCCCCGTTATTTTCAATATACCCACTAACCCGCTGGTCATCCATAACATACTCATGCAGTAAAAATTTATATATCTTTGGAAGTTTTGCGAAAGTTTGGCCACCTTCCCCCAAATTCACCATCGTTTTTCACTGCGTACAAATAGATATTCATTTTCCACCCTCCCATTCTTTTGTCCATTTCAAAATTACTTTAGCAAATTCCACGGTGCCTTCCATGCACTCCGTTAATTTTCTGAAAACCTTTGGGACTTGGAAAGAATAATTCCCATTGTGTATTCTGATCGACCCATACCATTCCCCTCCCAGTATTGCCCGGTGGCATATTAAATTTACCTTTTTGCTGGAAAACTGATAAAGCGTTTCTGTTGTTTTTGACCATTTCATTTTAATTGGTCCCCAGAGGCGGTGGCTATTTGTTCAATCGCGTTTTGGGAGTCAAAAAGGATACTTTCTAGTATTGCCTCTGCTGCACGTTTTGCAGATCCACACTTGGAATATTCTTTTGTATATATTTTTACAGGAGGTTGTTTTGCCTTCAAAATCCCCGCTTGTAGAAAAATAACCAAACGGTTTTTAGAATACTTTTGGCCGGGGGTTAATTGTTTGATAATAAATGAGAATGGCCCTACTACTGAATGCTGTTCAATTATTTTATAAGGCCCTTTGGACAAATCGATTTCTTTCCATATGAGAATCATCTTTACATGCTCCCTGCCATCGACAAAAGTAACGCCAACAAAAGAAATCCAATTCCGGCAAGTGTAATTAAACAGCCACTACCCATCATACACCCGGCCGCTTCCCGTGCTTTGTTCATGTTTTTAACCCTTTTTGGTTTTTGTTTTTCATTCCATATGAAAATCAGGTTAAAAATTCTTCTATTCCAAATCCGCCGCCTCCAAAACCTCCGTCGCCGACGCCAACGCCAACGCCGCCTCCCACGCCGCCTCCGCCTGCGCCCGCGCCACCTCCTCCGCCGCCGACGCCAACGCCGCCTCCGCCTGCGCTACCTCCCCCGCCGCCTCCGCCTGCGCCCGCGCCACCTCCTC